GATCTCGATCTCGATCTCGGGCATGCCGGTGGTCATCAACTCGGGCAGGGTGAAGCGGAAGGCGAAGCGGATGAACTCCACCGCCGCGCCGGGGTTGATCGGCGCGGTGGCTTCGAGCGTGGCCGTCAGGTTCGCGTGATCATTGACCACACGGATCGGCGCCACGAAGTCGGGATGCCGCAGTTCCAGCGTGTGCAGGATGACGGTATCCGTGGGCGCGCTGGCGTAGGCCTCCTTGATCGCGGCGGACAGGGATGGATCGGGCATCAGACCACCCCAGCCGCAGTCAGATCAGCATCGCTCATGACGGGCCGGTTGCGCGTTTCCCACTTGCAGGACACGGTGTGCAGCCCCTTGCCGAGCGGCTGAGATTGCCACGGCTCGACGAAGCGGGCCTCGATCGTGGTGATGCCCTGGCCGTTGTCCATCGGGGCGTCGAACCACGCGGCGCCGCTGTCGATGCGGTGCTCATACCACGCCTCGAATATAGCCATCTGCTCGCGCGTGACGTGGAATTGCAGCGTGATCTCCGTAGGCGCTTGGGTGAAGCGGCGGCGCTGGCGCGCGGGGCCGGCGTCCATGTCGGAGCGAGCGAAGCCCGGCTGTGGCGCGAGCCCGTAGCCGTCCAGCTTGGGCTTTGGAAGTTGCGGGGGCCAGTAAGCCATTAGCGTCTTGCTCCTGCTGCGGGGTTGAGGCCGTAGCGCCCTTCGAGCATCGGCGCGAGCCCGCCACCCTGCCCGATGCGGCGGCCCATCATTCCTTCGATCTTTTCGACCATGACCACGATCTGCGTGTTGCCGGTGGCGTCCGTGGTGGCGGTGGCGCTGGCGCGGGTGTCGGGGCCGGCGTTGTTGTGGACATCCACCTTGACGACCGTGCCGGCGCCTTGCATCGTCACCGGGATGGTGCGGCCATCGGGCAGCGGGACATAGGCTTCGGGGCGCGAGCCTTCGCCGTAGAGGGCGAGCTGCGGCGAGTTGGCCACACCGCCGGATGCGTAGGCGCGCAGGGGCAGCGGGCCGGCGCTGGTCATGACGCCGCCCGAGGCAAAGCCGAACATGCCGGCGAAGTCGAAGCCGCTCACGACCTGCGCGAGCGGGCCGGTGACGTTCTGCTGCACCAGCATGCGCGCGAGGTCGGCGAGCATGGAGTCGATCATGTCGCCAAAGCTGCTCTTGCCGGTAACTGCGAAGTCCACGATGGCGTTGGCCGAGTCGCGGCCCCATCCTTCGATGGCTTGCTTGAGGTCGTCGAACTGGTCCTTTACCTTGTCGGTGACGGGCTCGATGTTGCCCAGGGCGCGGCCAACTGCATCGCCGTACTCGTCGGCGCTGATCGCGCCTTCGATGTACGCGCCCGCGAGCAGTTGCATGTCTTTGCGCTGCTTTTCGAGCTGCGTGTTGCCGAGCAGATCGGCCAGTCGCTTTTGCGCTTCGCTTCGATCTTCGAGTGCGTCAATTTCAGTCAGCAGCACCTCGGCATTCTTGATCTGTGCCTCGGTGGCGCCATCCATCGCGAGCTTGTAGAGCGTGGCGGACTTCTCGGATAGGCCAAATGTCGAAGCCTGCGTGTTGAGCGCCTTGATCTGTCGCTCTACCGACTCGTATTGCTTCTCTGCCTCGGACTTTCCTGATCGGCGCGCGCTGCTGCCACCCCCCCCGACTCCCGCGGCCGATCGGCGCCCGCCACTGCCACCACCCCCCGCGGGCGGAATAGGCGGGCCGGCGAACCCCTCGTCAAAATCGCTTTTGGCGCGAAGCTCCCAATACTTCAGTTCTTTCTCAAGCTGCGCGATGCGCCCATCGCCCGCCAAAGCAGCGATTGGACTACGCAGTAGCGCGGGCTTTTCAAGCTCTTCGCGCAGAGACTTGATTTCTTTTTTGACGCGATCCGCTTGCTGTGCGGCGGACTTTGACGGGTCAGCCGTGCCGATGCCGGCGAGCGCCTCAAGGAAAGACAGCCCTGCCCGTCGGGCGTCTAGAAACTCTTCAGCGAGGTCATTCAGCGCCGGGATGATTGCATTGCCGATTTCAGCAGCAACGCTGCGGGACAAGCCTTGCAGACGGTCAAGATTCTCGTTGAACTCTTTGCTCGCACGAATGAGCTTGTCGTCAAGGATCAGACCGAGCGATTCGGCTTCGTCGGCAATGCGCTTGAACTCCGTGCCGTTGTCACGAAGCAGCGGAATCAGCGCCGTTGCATCGTTTGCCAGCGCCTCCATGTAGAAGGTGGCTTGCGCTTGGCTGACGTTCGCCTTTTCAAGCGAGTCATAATAGAGCTGTAGCGCCTGCGGACCGGACAGACCGCGAAACGCCTCAGCAGCAAGCCCGATCTTCGGCGCGATCTGCTCGAAAAAGTCCTTAAGCGGGCCACCCCCTGTTGCAAGGTACTCGCCGGTCTTGTCGTTTACGTCCTTCAATACATCGGCGAGCTTGTCCGCTTCAAAGCCGGCGACCTTAGCGCCTGCCGCGTATCGCTGAAATTCCTCCGCGGACGTTCCAGACAGAAACGATAGCCGGCCAATTTCTGCCGCTGCGTCACTGGCGCTTTTGACCCATGATGCAAGCGCACCGACAGACAGGACGCCACCAATCAAGCCGATCGAGTCCGCCACTTTCTGGAAAGCGCGCTCCATGCGCTGCGCGTTGCGCTCCGCAATTTGCGCGGCTCGGCCCATGTCTTTTTCAATCGACGCCATCCTTGCGTTAATGTCGATTGTGAGTGTCGCCAGCGCCATGTCATTCCCTTTCGCGTTGCGCGTCCCGTATCGCAACTAGCTGCAATACAAGCGTTTCAATGTCGTCTATGCCGAGCATTTCAGCTATGACGGGAAGCGCGGCCCAATCAATGCCGCCCATGATATTCCATGCGCGAATTGAAAGCACCGTCTCCCCGTCTAGCTGCGCGACTGGCCTGACTTGCTCGGGCAAGTCTTGCGATTCAAGCCAGTCAGTCAGTTTTTTACCGCTTCATCCTTCGTGCGTGCGTGCAACTCATAAGCCGAAATGATTGCAGACGTAACCGGGCCGAAAAGGTCCAACCGATCCGCAAGCCACTCAACCAATACAGAATGATCGAACGGTAGCTGATGCGGGTCGCCGCCCGAGAGAATGTCGCCCTCTGTCACCCCATCCCATCCGACGACGAAAGACATCAACTTTTCCGGGCTACGGTCCTGTTGGAATCGCAGCATTTCCAGATCAGTCGGCCGGCGGATGACGAACGTGTGATTTCCGGCCGTCACCCGCTGTTCGCGGGCGCGGCGCATTTTGTCGATTAGCGCGGACATGGGTTAGCTGGCGTAGTAGGTGGCCACGCCTTCCATGGTAATGGCCGTGGTGGTGGTCACCAGCCCTTGCGACTGGCCGCCCGGCAGCAGCGAGGCGCCGACGTAGCCGGCGAAGTACATCTTTTGCCCGCCCTGGCCGAAGGTGAAGACGAATGCCTTTTTCTGCTGGGCATCTGATGCGGTCTTCATGGCAAGCAGTCCGGCGTCGGACACGTCATGGATGTGGTCCATGCCGAAGGTGGACGCGCTGGGCAGCCCGGGAATCTGGCTGCGCTGCGCTGCGTGGATGGTCGTCGTGTCGATGAAGTCGAAGTCGCCGCCGGAGGGATTGACCGTGGTTGCGGTGGTGATCGACGTGCCCATGGTGAGCTTGGCCGCGGTGCCGGACACGAAGGTCTCGAAACCGGTGGTGTCGATACCTTCGAGCTGAAACGTGTCGGCGGCGACGCCTGCCACGCGCACGACGCGCTGATCGATCTGGAACATGCCTTGCGCGGTAAGAATGAGGATGTCGCCGTTGGCATATCCGTGCGCGGTGGAGGATGCGACGCCGGTGGTTGCCTTGGTGACGGCGGTGATGGTTTTGGCGGCTGCGCGCGCCGATTCCATCGCCACTGCAACGTTTTTCCATACTTTGGCGTTTGCCATTTGAGTCTCCTAGAAACAAAAAAGTCCGCATCAGCGGGCTAGTTGGTTGCGCCAAGTGGCGGTCAAACAAACAGGGTTACAGCAAGCGACGAGACAAAAAGCCCTGTCTCTGGATCGTATGCGCCTGCCCTTTCCTGCGGCACGTCGCCAGCCGCGATCAGCGCAGACTCAACAGCATCAGCAACAGCATCAGATGCGGCGCGAGTATTGGCCCAGCATTGCATTTGCATCGTCACGAACTCGCCATGACGCATCCCGTCAATAGTGACGATCGGCTCAGTGCCGGTGCGCGAAAACACGATGACAGGATATGTGCCATCTTCGGGCATTGCGTCTGGGTAAATGCGCGCTGCACTACCGGCGCCGACCAACGCAGCCACGCCAGCGCTCGCCGTTAATGAACCGTACAAAATAGACTCAGCGGACACGGCCAGCCCTCGCGTTGAGCTTCTCGATTTGCGGAATGACTTCACGCATGAAAACGGCGATTGCCTCTTTCCCGCGACGCTCTGCTGCACTCGTCATGAACCGCTGCGCCGCGATGCCGGGGTGCTTGACGTACCTTGAAAACGATCCGCCGAACTTCAGGAACTTCTTGCCTTTCGTCGGCTTGATGACGTAAGCCTTGGTGCCGAACTCAAGAAAGCGCCAGTAGAAAGGATCGTTCGGATTGTTCGCCCCCGCCTTCCCGAGCTTCTTTTGCCGACTTCCACGAAGCGGGCGCACCGAGATATAGACGCCCTCGTCCTTATTGCGCCGCGCGAACTTCGACGCCCTGACGGCGATGTTTCTGCGGATCGTGCCGGGCTTCCTGTTCGGCGTCGGCGACTTCAGAATCGGCGCGTTTGACTGCGCCTGCTTCTTGATGATGTTGCCGGCCTGGCGCAGCGCCCCGCGAACTGCCTTTGTGCGGATTTGCTTCGCAGCATCGGCGAGCGCACGCTTTAGCTCATCGACGCCTTCAAGTTTGACCGTAACACCATCAGAGGCCATTGCGAACCCCGCTGATGCACATCAACTCAATAGTGCGTCCGCGCGACTCCACGTCGATCACCGAGACAATATCCAGCGCGGTGCCGTTGAAAAACACGCGCATTGCGCGATCAATCCCAGGCATGGCGCGAATGATTACGCGATAGTCCGCTGAGTCCTGCGTTTGCGCCGCCGCAAAAAACTCGCGTCCGCGAATAGGATTTACAGCAGCCGGGACGTTCTCCACAAACGATTCCCATACCACCACCTCCTCGCCGATGCTGTTCCGCGTGACGCTCTTGCGCTCGATCGTGATGCGGTGCCGCAGTCTGTGTGCCAAGCTCATCGCGTCCTCATTTATCTACTCCATAGTGCCGGGCCAACATCCCAGGCGACCAGATTTCAGGGTCCGTCAGCCCGATTGCCTCGGCACACCACTCGCTGCAAAACCACCCGGCGTCATCGACGGGCAGGCGTAGTACTTGCTGCGTGAGCAGATCGAGCCAGCCGTAGGGCTCACCAGTGGTGCGCTCGAACAGGGCCAGGACTTGCGCCGGGTCCGCGTCGATGTCGACCACGGTCCAGTGCGGCTTGGCGAGGTCGATCTGCTTGCGCCGCACGCAGCCGTCGCGGACGGATGACGAGTAGCACCAGCCATCCACGACCAGTTCGCAATGCGAATACGCCGAGCGTGTCCACCACGCGATGACGTAGCCGCCCAGGT